CAAGTTTATCTTTGTCAAATTGAATTTTAGTATCATCTCTCCATCCTTTCGTTTTAAATACTTGTCCGTCTTTAGAAGTTGCTTTGTATTGAATGTCGTTACCGAATACTTTTTTACATTCTTTTATGAAGTCATTTATGGTCATGGACTCTCCTTGTATCTTAATCCTTTTGGGTCAAACCAAAAGTTAAATGAACCTTCCCATTGTGCGTTACGCTGCTTCTGAACAAAAACCTTGCAATCTGGAATAATCTTAAGTTCAGCTTCAGGTGTCTTTCCTTCTTCTATCAATTTTTCTTTAGACCTATTACGCCATACACAAATAATATTATCGCATAAATTTCTAATATGTGAACTACCCATAATATTTGTGGCATCTGGTATTTCATCTTCAGACTTCATCTTACGAGTATGTGCGACTAAAAAAACTGCAATGTTTAAGTCTCTAACAGTAACAGCTAATTTATCTACAAATAATTTTTGCGCTTCTAAAGACTCTTCAGATATGTCTGACATTTTCATAAGACTGTCTATAACAAATACCTCTACTCCTAAAACATGTTTACCATAGTAAAGCGTAGCTATCATATCCTGTGATGTAGTTTGTTGGTGCTGGTCATATATCCACAATTTTTCTGATGCACGACTGCAAAACTTTCGTATGTAATCATCTGTTGGCTCTGGTGAACCTAAGGCTTGGGTACATAACCTCGCCAAAGATAGTACTGGGCGCATTTCTAGGCTTGCCACAAGACATTTAGTGCCTTGCTTCATCATAGATAATATCACTTGTGACAACCAGAGACTCTTCCCATGACCTGAGACGCCAGTCAAAATATTTAATTCATTCCTAACACGGAACTTATCTTCCGTTTTAATCCAGCCAAGCGATTTGCCACTATGAATTTCCTCACTAAAATACTTGACCAAGTCATCAGCAAATATATCCGTACTTTTAACTTTAAACTCTGCATGGCTATACCCCTCATTATAAAAGTTTTGAACTGTTTCTTGGTTTACTGTTAGTTTATCTATTACTTCACCTATGTTCATATACCACCTTCCCAAACTTGTTTAGGTTTGATAGTTTCTTCTACAGGGTCGTTCCATCTTGACTGGTTAATGTACGTAGTCGTTGCTGGTACGTATCCTTCTTTCCAACTGCGAGTATCTTTCATTTTTTTAACATGGTCAAGTATTTCATCTTTAATCTCATACAATTTTCTGTTACGCCACTTTTCCTCACATTTAACTTTTGATATTTTACGAGTTGGATATATTTCCCAAAATTCTAAAAACGACTTATGCGATAGCATATATATATCTTTATCTTTATCTTTATCTTTATCTATATCTCTATCTCTATCTCTATCTAGTATAGAATTTTTATAGTCACACTCTATTATCCACTTACTTAATGATTTTATTACAGAATTTATGAAGTCTATAGGGTATCTTAACCTGTAAGCAATTGCCTGGTCTTCAGGTAAAAAACCATCATATTGACTAGCTAAACACCATAATTTTATTAAAATAGCTTGTTGGTCATGACTCATTGCATTAAATTCATAATCCTCTAATAAGTCAATTCCGTATAGTTTAAACCATGGCATTTTCTTAGTTTCATCTGCATAGGTCTTAGGTTTATAATGCTGAAACTTATCCCAATTCTTGACTCTGTATTTCATATACTCTCCTTAAAATAAACATTCTTCATATAATTCTGACATTGGCACGACTTTTGCTTTAGGCGTTCTAGGCAAAATATGGAGCTTGCAATTAGACCTATTCTCAAGAAACCATAACGCAGAAGCCTTGTTACTAAAGGCTCTTAGAGGTTTTCCGTCAAATTCATCTAATATAATGTAACGCAATATGTCCATGGAGCAAAACACTAACATAGATAAATTCTATATGCAAACTATTTTTTTTATAGAAAATGCTTGACAATGTATTTTAGGTCATTAAGATAACTATTGTATTTTAACTAGGAGAGAGAAATGAAATACTTAATCGGAGTTGTATTCTTTTATTCATACGTAGCCTTATGCCTATATATCATGGGCAAACTAGCAGGAGCAATATAATGGAGAGACACTTAGACCCAGACGCATATTTAGATGATATGGAACGTCTTGAACAAAAAGAATTAGAAGCCGAGCATTTATTAGAGCAACAGGAGAAACATGATGACTAATTGGGGGTGGGACAAAGATAGACATAATACCTGGTACAACCAATGGGATTATAAAACACCTAGAAGTTATCGTGAAAGATATGGTGTTGATTACAATAATAATGACGATACTGAACGCCAAGAACATATCACAACAAATGTCTTGACTGTCATATTGGTTTTAATTATAGTGGGGATGTTATGGCTACAGAACTAGAACATATAGCAATAATACTTAAACGATTAAATGACGAACTTAAACTAGATAATGATAAATGGGAGAGAGCAAATGGAAGACCAATTTTACCAACAAGTGATGCAGCAACTACACGAGATGGAAACAAAACAACAGGAGACAACAAATGACCGTTCATAAGAAACTCATGCAAGCTAGACTTGCTTTACAAAATACAGAGCTTAAAAAGTCTGGTAAGAATAAGTTTGCTGGATACCAATACTTTGAGCTAGGTGACTTCTTACCTGTTATTCAAACTATATGTAATGATGTTGGTATTTGTGGAACTGTTACATTCTATACAGACATTGCTATTTTAACTATAACTGACATGGATGATACGTCACAATTTATTGACTTTAAATGTCCTATGTCAACAGCAGCTTTAAAAGGTTGCCATGAAGTACAAAACTTAGGCGCAGTTCAAACTTACTTAAGACGTTACTTATGGACTAATGCTTTTGAGATTGTAGAGCATGATGCAATTGACTCTGCTAAACCTGTAGAAGTTGAAGATACGCTTACAGAAGAACAGTTAGAAGTTGCTAAGAATAACTTAGAAGAAGCTGCTAAACGTGGCGAACTTAAACAAGCATTTTTTAAATTAACACCAAATGCTCAAGAAAGGCTACGTGAGTATGCTAACCAACTTAAGAAGTCTGCATGAGTCATTTAACAGATAATAGACGTCATAACGTTATTACAGCTAGCAATGCGTGGTCGGCTGTATATGAGAGGCAAAAGTTATGGCGTCAAATGACTTTGCGTGAACCTCCTTTTGAAGGTAATGAGATGACTGAGTATGGTAATATTCACGAACCTATTGCATTATCTGCATTAGAAAAAGAGTTTGATGATATTGTAGAGCCTGGTAATAAGTTTGTATTACATGACAAATTACCTTTTGGTGCAAGTCCTGATGGGTATTATGATGGCAATGTTATTGAGATAAAATGCCCATATACTCAAGAAGTTTATAAAGAGATACCTGAACGCTATTACTTTCAGATGCAAATGCAAATGGAAGTGTGTAAAATGCCTCATGCGTATTTCTATATATGGACACCAAATGAAACAAAAATACAGGTAGTAGACAGAAGTAAAACATGGCTTGACTGGTATACGCCATTAGCACTAGAATTTATGAAATATGTTGAAGACGACATAGAACCTAAACGCTGGACTAAGAAACCAATTTTTAATAAGGAGTAGTATATGGCTGAGTATGACAACACAAACACGTTTACATTATTTAAGAATGATAAGGGTGACAATCCTAAACGACCTGACTATACAGGAAATGCAAACGTAGATGGTATTGAATTTAGAATTAGTGGTTGGATTAGAGAAGGTAAGAACGGTAAGTTTATTAGTGGTTCTGTACAGATGAAAGAAACTCAGGGTGAAACAAGAAGTAAACCAGCAGCAGAAGGTGAGGACTTGGGAGATTTGCCGTTTTAATGGCAACCTCCCTTATCCTTATAATTACTTGTTCATTACGTACATTGTGACTTCAAAGCCAAAACGCATTTCTGTAACTGATGGTGTTGTCCACATAGCGGTTCTCCTTTCTTTTAGATTTATAATAGAATTATACGCTTGTATGGAAT